AGCGTCTGACGGTTTGTACTAGTCGAATGTCACTCCCGTCAATACGGAGGGTTACAACGTTGCGGAGAGGAAGCACGGTGAGCATTCCCTTTGGCTGCCGGAACACGCATTGCTCGAACTGCGGTGACGAACGCGGCGGGCCAGTCGGCCACGAGACCAGCGAGTGCGCCTACCGCAGCGGCATGGCCGTCGTCGAGCTGGCCGAGACCATGCCCGCCGACAAGAAGAGCTGCTACTACGACGCCGTGATCGACCGCTATTTCGTCGACCGGGAGGCGCCGTGACCATCTACCGCACCGGGAATCACTGGGGCGTCACCGTCGTCCGGGAGAGCGACTGCGACTGGGGTCCGGAGGCGCAGGGGCGCAGGGAGGCTCTCAGGCGTCCGGATGCCTTTGGAGGGGAGGGGTTGACGATGAGGCCCGTATCGAGGCCAGCGTCTAATCTGACCGGGTGATTCGAGTCAAGGGATTGGGGATCTGCATGCACATGAGGTTGCGGACGGCGCTCGCTGCGCTGGTCGTGTCGTTGCTCGCTGCGGCGGCCGGTCTGGTCGGTGCGTCGCCGGCGCAGGTGGACCCGCCGAACGGCTGCACGGGCGGGTTCATCTGCTTTTACGTGAACGTGAATGACAATGTGCCGTCGACGGCATACCACGGGTCGATCACCCGGAATCAGTGCCGGACGGTGTCGCCGAACAATTCGACGTCGTACATCGTGAATTTCACGTCGGTGCGCTGGTACGTGTACACGGTGGATGGGGCGAACTGCCACAGCTCGGAGGAGACCAGTCCGGGGATCATCTACCCGTTGTCGCAGGGGCAGATGTCGGCGCAGTTCAACGACCGGATTTCGTATACGTTGCGGACGTCGCAGACGTCGAAGGCAGGCCCGTATGTGTCGGCGGTGGATCCGACGCTGGTGCGGCCTGTCGGGTAGGTTTTCGGGTGAGGCTGTCGCGGCCCACACATAAACGGCCCCCGCGGGCGTTCACCTGCGGGGGCCGTTCCTTGTCTTGGGGCAGTCGTGAGTCATGGCCCAAAGTCGGTGAGGCAGCCGCACCCGCCCCAGTCGTCTGCGTCGAACAGGGACATCTGGTTATTGCCGGCGTCCTCGGTCTCGACTCGCTGGCGCAAACGGTCAGCACACCTTCGTGGGGAGCAGCTGCGGCCATCCGGCGCCGTTCGGCGCGGCCGTGGTCTGCGTCCACGCGAAGTACCAGGACCAGGCCATCTTCCCGTCGTAGGCGCATCCCTTCGGGTGGATTCCGTCGGCGAGTTCGGCGCGGGTGACGTTGTCGTTGTAGGCGACCCGGGCGCCGTGGGCGGCGGCGACGACCGGGACCGCGTCGCGGTAGGCGTTCCACGCGTCGATGGTCGGCTGGTCGGAGGTCTGGTATTGGACGAGCGTGGACACGACGACGAGGGTGCCGGGACGGGTGTCGTGGATGAGGTCGATGATCTGTCCGAGCCGGGCGGTCAGGCCGTCCCACTGCCGGAGTTTGATGTCGTTGGTGCCGATCATCAGGAGGACCACGTCGGGTTGGGCCGCGGCCACCCAGGTGGCGGTTTGGCCGAGGAGTTGGGTGGTGGTCCACCCTGAGTGGCCTTCGTGCTGGATGTCGCCGTCGGGGCACTGCGGCGGGCCGGAGGTCTGGCTGCCGACGTAGTCGATTTCCTGGCCCGCGGCGCGGAGTTTCGCTTTCAGGGCGCACCGGTATCCGTCTTGCAGGCCGGTGGCGGTGCCGTCGCCGACGCCGAGGGTGATGGAGTCGCCGAGTGGCATGACTCGCAGCGGGGTGGCGGCGTTTGCTACGCCGGCGGCGACGAGCACGCCGACGATGATGAGGGTGAGGGACAGGGCGAAGGTGACGGCCTGATTGCAGGTCCATTCGCCTTTCTTGTGGGACGGGGGCGGGTTCACGCGTCCGGGTTTGGGTTGTTTCTTCGGCTCTCGCCATTCGATGCCCATGGTCGGGGTCCTTTCGGGGAGATGGGTGCGGCCCGGCCCCTGGTTGGGGCCGGGCTGGAGGTGACTTACTCCTCCTCGTCCTCGTCGGTTTCCGGTTGCGGCCAGACCCGGACGGTGTCGTCGTTGAACCGGTCGTCAGCCCGGGCTTCACCGGCGTACAGGGCGATGAGTGCTTCGTCCCGCATCAGGCTGGTGACGGTTCGGAAGGCGCCCGGGTAGAGGCGCCGCACCTTGCGGACGAACAGGCGTAGGGCTTCTTCGGTGGCTTCGGTGTCGGTCATCTCGGTCTGCATTGTGTGCCCTCCCCCTCGCGGTGTGATACCAGCATGCACCCCACGAACACCACATGCAACTCCTACGCCTCCCCCGAAAGGGTGAGTTTCGGGGCTTGCATGGGTCACCCGTGGGGTGTAGCGTGGTTCTCGTAAGGCAAGCGGCGGAGAGCAACACGGCTAGGCCGGCCGGGTTGGGTCTGATCGAAGATCGGTAGCTCCGATGGTGCTGGGGTGGTCCACTCGCCCCGGGGGTTCAATTCCCCTCGGACCCCGCCGCCTGCCTTACCCCGGTCGCGGGATGTCGAGGGGTACCGCTCGGCGGAGCGCGACCGGGTCGTCCGGCCGGACGAGCCCCTTCGTGGGGCGACATGGGGTACTCGGTGCGATGGCCTCGCCCGAAACTAGGGCGGTTAAAGCTCGCACCACACACCGGATTCGCATCGGGTTCCCCTTGCCGCCGCACGACCTGAACGCGACCGCACAGAGGAGATCACCACCATGTCCGCACGCACGAAGATCACCGTCGATGAAGCCCTGTACGAAGAGGCGAAGACCCTGGATGCTCACCTCGCCGCGCGCGAGGGCCGGCTGACCAACGTGTCCAACTACGTCCGCCGGGCGATCACCGAGCTCAACCGCAAGACGCGTGCCGAACTGGGGGTCAGCGCCCCGCCCTGCGGAGCGGACTACGTCGAGCGCGCGCTCACCCAGCGCGCTGACCAGACCGAACCGGGACGGGCCGACGGGTGATCGTCGCCGTCTGGACTCTCCTCGCGCTCCTGGCGGTCGCCGTCGCAGCGCTGGTCCTGTCCTTCCGCACGGACACCTTCACGCCGGCCCCGCCCGTGGACGCCGGCGAGTTCATGCGACGCGACCCCGACATGATCTGCCAGAACATCCCGTGCCCGGCCCCTGGCGCTTACCAGCGGCGCGGCGACTACGCGTTGTGGGTTCAGGACGGGAAGTTGTACTGGATGCGCACGGCAACATACTCAACCCGGAAAGAAGGCAGGAAGTCATGAACACCCTCGCCACCATCGCCGCCTGGATTGTGGTCGCCGTGTGCGCCCTCACCCTGTTCGCCACCATCGCCGTCGGTGTGTTCTACGTGTCCGCCTTGGCGCTGCTCACCGGGTCGGTGATGGTCATGGTGGCGCTGTGGAAGCCGGGCCGGATCGCTGACCGCCGGGTGACCTTGCAAGAGCGAGGCCGGGCGTGACCCGGGTCCTCGGCGTCGTGGTGCCGCTGCCGACGCCCGGCGCCGACGACGTCACCCGTAAGGCGCACGACCTGAGCGACCTCATCGCCGGCGGCGGGAAGGCACTAATCGTCATCATCATGTGCCTGATCGGTGCGGCCGTGGTCATGTCGCTGATCCGGCGTCCGTTCGTCCGTGGCCTGCTGGCCGGAGGGGCGTTGCTGGCCTTCGTGTGGCTAGCGACCAAATAGGAGAAGGGGGGATCTAGTGGGAGGCGATCATCGTGAGCCCGGCAGCGGCGGGTGGGCCGGGGTCACGCTATTCGTGATCACGGCGCTGATCGTCGGCTACATCGTGGTCACGAACATGCACCCGAAGTAGCCTGCAGTCGGGAAGGTTAGGGACGGCCCCGGTCAGTTGTCGCCGGGGCCGTCCCGCCTGTCCGGGGTGCGATGATGGGTGCACGCCCGCCCGGGCGGACGCGGTGACCGGGCCGGCGGGGCACCATCACCGCGGCACGCCGGGAAGGCGGGAACCGATGCATTCAGGGCCGAAACCCAGAGACGACCGGTCGCAGGTCCGTAACCGGATGGCCGTGCTCGAGTTCGACGAGTACCCCGACGTGCCGTTCGAAGGCCCCAAGCTGCCCAGACGGCACAGCTACTTCCACGGTGTGCGCCGGGACGGTGTGTGGCCCGCGGCGACCCTGCGCTGGTGGGAGGCGATCCGGACGATGCCGCACGCGAAGGTGTGGACGGCGACCGACTGGGAGTTCGCCTTCCTGACCGCGGAAGGCCACGCCCGGTACACCGAAGGCGGCGGGTCGATGACGGAGATCCGGGCCCGGGAGCGTCGGATGGGCACAACGGTGGACGCGCGTAAGGACATGCGTATCAGGTACGTTGCGCCGTCTGAGGCGACGAAGCGGGAAGAGGTTGAGGTGGCGCCGACCGCGGCGGGTGCGTCGGTGACGAAGATGGACGACTTCCGGCAGATGTACGGGGCCGGGGCGTGACCGACCGGGAGGAGTACGACCGCGGGCACGTCGCAGGCGGGATCGACGCCCGCCTAGCCACTCACGACCGGCATTTCGCTGCCATTAACGGCAGCGTCGACCGGATGGGCACCGAGCTCGCCGGGGTGAAGTTGGCGTTGCAGCGCCTCGCCGACGCAGCCGACGCGGACCGGCGGACGGTCGTCTCCACGGCGCAAGCGCTCAAGGAGGCGGAGGACACGCGGCGTGCGGCCGGGTCGGATCGGTGGTCGCCGTGGCAGAAGCTGGCGGTGTTGATCGGTGCCCTGTCGGCGCTGGCCGGGATCGTCGCCTTGATCGTGACGAAGGCATGACCCGCGTCGTGTCTCGGTCGGTGTGGCACCGCCGCGCCCGACACCGCCGGGTTCCGTGGATCTGGTGGCAAGTCCCCATCGTGTCCGCATACTCCGATCGTCTCTGGGCTGCCGCGATGGTCGGCCCGTACGTGTGTCAATCGTTCACGGTGCGGGCCAATGACGGCGGTCGCTGAACCGCCTGCGCTCGAGCTGCCCGCCGGCTATTACCGAGATCGGTGGTATGGGACGCGGGCGCTCATGACTCTGCCGTGGCCGGCCGACCTCTCGGACCTGCCACCGTCGATCGGCCCTCAGATCATCAACTGGGCGGAGTGGCGCACCTACGACGAGACCGGCGTCCCCGGGCTCATCCACCCCATCACCGGCGAAAAGTGGCAGTTCACGCCCGGGCAGCGGCGATACCTCCACCAGTGGTATTCGTGGCGGCCAGACGCCGAGGTCGGAGCCCGGTGGATCTGGCGGCGCGGCGTGATCCGCGGCGCGAAGGGAACCGGGAAGGACCCCCGCGGAGCCGCCCTATGCAACATCGAATTTATCGGCCCGGCCCGTCTCGCCGTGCACCCGGACACCGGTGAATGGGTCGGTTCCCGGCACCGCATGCCGCTCGTCCAGGTCGCGTCGAACTCCGAAGCCCAGTCGAAGGACGTGCTGCGGATCGCTAACGCGATGCTGCCGTCCGAGACCCGCCAATACTTCGGGATCGACTGCGGGCAGACCCGCACGATTCTCAAGGACACCGGTGGCCGGTTCGAGATCCTGACCGCGTCGGAGGAGACAGCGGAGGGCGACCCTGCGACGTTCATCTTCCTGAACGAGGCCCTAGCGCTGGACACGCCAATCCCGACGCCGTCCGGTTGGACGACCATGGGCGCCCTGTCCGTCGGCGACCTGGTGCTTAGCCCGGACGGCCGGCCGTCGCGGGTTGTCAAGGCAACCGAAACGTACGAGGGCCGTCCCTGCTATCGGGTGACGTTCGGCGACGGGGACACGATCGTCGCGGACGCCGGGCACCTGTGGGAGGTGCGGGATGCCCGCCGCCCCGACCGGGGTGTCCGGGTTGTCACGACGGCGGACTTGGCGGCGGGTGGCCGGTGGATGGTTCGAACCCCGGAACCGGTGGACCTGCCGGAGGCGGATCTGCCGGTAGAGCCGTACCTGTTGGGTGTGTGGCTGGGCGACGGCACCCGCGGCCAGGTGGCGATCACCACGGGGGCGGAGGATGTCTCCTGGTGGATGGCTGAGTCTTTGCGGCTGGGATGGCCGTTGCGGTTCCGCCGGCAGATCCCGACCGGGATTGAGCTGACGTTCGCGGCGCCGCAGGCGAAGAAGGGCCCGTACGGTGCGGGGTTCCGGGCCGGGCTGCTACGGGCGGGCGTGCTGGACGACAAGCACGTCCCGGAGGTGTACCTGCGTGCGTCGGCGGACCAGCGTCTGTCGTTGTTGCAGGGGCTGGTCGACACGGACGGTTGCGTCGACAAAAACGGGCGGGTCATCTTCGTGAACACGAACGAGCGCCTTGCGGATGCCGTCGCAGAGCTGGCCCGTTCGCTTGGGCACGTCGTTCAAAGATCAGCCCGCGACGACAACCGGAAGGCGTCCTACCAGCTAGTTCACCGGGTCGAGTGGGTTGGGAGATCTGATCGGCCGTCGGCCCGAATGTCGAGGAAGGTGTCTAGGCTTCTGCCTCCGACCTGCCAATCCGGGTGGGTGCGTGTGGCGGCAGTGACGGCGGCACCGTCGGTGCCGGTCCGCTGCATAGCCGTGGACTCCGCCGACCATCTGTTCCTCGCCAGCGGGTTCAAAACCACCCACAACACGCACCACATGACCTCCACGAACGGCGGGCACAAGACGGCGGCCGTGGCCCGCCGCAACGTCGGGAAGTCGCCGATCTACATTCAGGCCCGCATGTGTGACGGCACGAACGCGCACATGCAGGGCGAAGACACCATCGCCGAACGCACCTATCAGGCCTGGCTCGACCAGGTCGAGGGCCGGTCGAAGCTGGTCGACATCCTGTATGACTCGATTGAGGCCCCGCCGAACACGAACCTCGCCGACGAAGATTCCCTGCGGGAAGGTATCCGGGCGGCGTATTGCGACGCCCCGTGGACGGACATCGAGCGGAAGATCGGCGAGGTTTACGACTCGGAGACCACGCTGGCCGATTCCATCCGGTACTACCTGAACGGGCTCGGCGAAGACGAAGACGCCTGGTGCTCGGTGACGAAGTTCAACCTGCTGGCCCGCCGCAACGACATGCAGACCGGACAGCAGATCACGATGTTCCTGGACTGTTCGAAATCGTCGGACACGACCGCGCTCATGGGGTGCAGGCTGTCCGACGGGTTCGTGTTCACCCTCGGGTGCTGGTCCCGGCCGCCCGGTAAGCGCGGCGAGACGTGGTTGGCGCCGAGGGAAGAGGTCGACGCGAAAGTCCGGGCGACGTTCGACACGTACCGGGTTGAGTGGTTCGGTGTGGACCCGTCGCCGGCGCTCGACGACTCCGACGAGTCGCTGTACTGGATGGCCCTGGTCGACGCGTGGCACCGCGACTACCGCAAGAAGCTGAAGGTGTGGGCGACGGGCGGGGACGTCCGCGGGTCGAGCGTGTTGTTCGATATGCGGATCAAGACGTTGGGCGGGCCGCAACGCAACGCCCAGTTCACGCAGGCTGCGATGATGACCCGCCTGGACATCGACGAGTTCGGGACGCTGGTGTGGGACGGCGACCCGCGGTTGCGCCGTCACGTGTCGCATGCGAAGCGGCGGCCGAACCCGTGGGGTGAGTCGTTGTCGAAGAAAACCCGCGGGTCCAGCGATCACGTCGACCTCGCCGTAGCGATGGTGGGTGCGAGGATGGGACGCCGGATCGTGTTGAACTCCGGGAAGGTGCGTCAACGTAGCGGGAAGGCAGCGTTTTGACATGGTCATGACCTCGGATCAGGCGGTCAGCGTCGCCCAGGAGCTACGCAACATCCAGACGGCGGAACGCGCCCAGCTCGACGTGATCCGCCGGTACTGGAAGGGCAGGCAGCCACTCCCTGCGGTGATCCCGACGTCGGCGCCGCGGGAGGTTCGGGAGATGGCCCGCATTGCCCGGGTGAACATCATCAAAATCGTGGTGGAGTCCATCACCCAGTCGTTGCGGGTCGTGTCGATCCGTACCCCCGACCAGGAGCAGGACTCCGTGGTGGACCGGGCGTGGCAGATTTGGCAGCGCAACGCGATGGACCGCAGGCAGGCCGGGCTTGTCCGGGCAACGACCGCGTACGGGGCCGGGTACACGATCGTCCTGCCGGGCACGCCGGCGCCGGTCATCAAAACAGTGTCGCCGCGGAAACTGACCGCCATGTACGGCGACGATGATCTGTGGCCGGAGTTCGCACTCGAGTGGATGGGGCAGGGCGGCCGGTACCGGCTGTTCGACGGCGAAGCCGTGTACCTGATGGCCGCCCCGGACGGATCCGATCAGCTTGAGATGTCCGGCGCGCCGCGTGAGCATCAAGCCGGGGTCACCCCGGTCGTCAGGTTCCGGGACGCCGAAGACCTCGACGAGGACGACGAACCAGAGTCGGGTATCGGCTCAGGGCTGCAGGCCGGCCCGTCGACGACGATCACGGGCGGGCAGGTGGCCCCGCTCATCGAGATCCAAGACCAGATGAACCTGACCACGTTCAGCCTCAAAGGGGCGGAGTGGTATTCGGCGTTCCGTCAGCGGTGGGCGATCGGCTGGAAACCGGCGTCCGAGGACGAGCGGATGAAAGCCGCTGCGTCGCAGCTGTGGACGTTCGACGAAGACCCGGACAATATGCGGGTCGGCGAGTTCAGCCAAACCGACCTCCGCGGCTACCTGGACTCGCGGGGCGAGTCGGCGAAGTACGCGGCGACGCTGTCGCAGACACCCGTCCACGAGCTGATCGGCGAGTTGGTCAACCTCCGGTCCCGGCCCACCTCTGCAGCAGAGGTGGGCCGGGACCGGATGGTTGAGGAACGCAAGACGGGGCAGGGCGAATCGCATGAGCAGACGCTGCGCCTCGCTGTCGCCTACGAGAACCTCGAGCTCCCCGACGACGTGGAAGTGCTGTACGAGGACACCTCGGCGCGGGCGTTCGGTGCGGTCGTTGACGGGCTCGGGAAGATCGCACAGATGTTGCAGGTGCCGCCGCAGGAGCTGTGGTCGCGGATCCCGGGAGCCACGAAACAAGACGTCGAGCGGTGGAAGGCTGCGTTTGAAGAGGGTGACTCGATTAACCGGATGAACCAGCTACTCGACGCCCAGACCGGTGGTGGGGCACCCGGGGAGCCAGGCAGGGGGATCATCATCCCGCCAGGCGTGAAGGTCTGACCGGTGGCCGAGACGCAGGAAGCAGCCACACTGACCCGCGAGTACCGGGCGGCGCAGATCGCGGTGCGCGCGGACGCGCTGCGACGAGTGGTCCGGCTGTGGGCGGGGCTCGACGCGTCGGCGCTCTCGTCGACGGTCGAGTTTTTCTCGTCGGCGGTCGCCGCGATAGCAGTGAACCTCGGACGGCGCGGCGCCGACGACACCGTCCGATACCTCACCCGGTTCCGGGATGCGGAAGGCGTGCCAGGGCGGGTCCGGTTCCGGGCTGCGTCGCCACTCGACGTCGACCAGGCGGCCGGTCTGATCCGCGGTGCGGTGATCACCGGTGTGGTGAACGCCCGCCGTCGTGGCTCCGATCTGGCTCGGGCGAAAGACAACGCGCTGGTCAAGGTGGCCGGCGAGGTCGGGAAGCTGGTGCTTTCCGGCGGTCGCCGCACGGTGATCCGTGGCATGCACGATGACCCGCAGGTTCGCGGGTTTGACCGGGTGACGTCGGGGTCGCCGTGCGCGTTCTGCCTGATGCTGGCGTCCCGCGGCCCGGTGTACAAGACACAGAGGTCGGCGGAGTTTCCGGCACACGGGCATTGCGCGTGCACGGGTGAACTGCTGTATGAACGGCCGGGCCGGAACAGTTGAGGGCCTGCCGCGGGGAGTGGCGTATAACCTGTGCGTGACGGCCCGCCCAGAAAGGGCCGGTGACGGCCTGGTAGGGCCGGTGGACAGGGGAGCAAACAGTGGCGGACGGCGACGGCGGCAACAGTGGCAACAACGGCGGCGGCAGCAATGCAGGCGGCGACGGCAAGCGCGGGTTCACGCAGGACGAAGTGGACCGTATCGTCGCGGACCGGCTGACGCGTGAGCGCGGCAAGTTCGCCGACTACAACGACCTCAAGGCGAGGGCGGAGTCGGCGGACAAGCAGAAGTCGGACGTCGACAAGCTGACCGACGCGGTCCGGCAGTTGACCGACCGTGCCGAAAAGGCGGAACGGGAGACCATCCGCCGTGACGTCGCGGACCAGCTGAAGTTGCCGAAGTTCTTCACGGACAAGCTGACCGGCACCACGAAAGAAGACCTCGAGCGTGAGGGGAAAGAGCTCGTCGAGACGCTCAAGCAGATGGGTGTGAAGCTCGGCGCAGACGGCGGCGATGCCGGGGGGAAGGGCAACGGTAGCGGGTCAAGCTCGAGCGGATCCGATGGCGGGCAGAACGGCGGCGGGCAGGGCCTGGCCGGCGGGGACGGCGGGAACGCCGGGAACGACAACAGCGGTAGCGGACAGCAAAACTCCGACAACGCGGGCGCAGGGAAGTCTCTTCTCTCCGGCCGCCCGACGGAAAACCTGAGGCCCGGTACGGCGACGTCCGGCGGCGGCCAACAGGTCGATGCGGCGAAGATTGCCTCATCGATCCTTGACCGCTCATTCTGATCACGCACGTTCCCCCGTTAGGAGATAGGTTCCCATGGCCGTTTTGACCGCCCAGGGCATCGCGAACGTTGCGGTTGCTCTGCTCACCAGGCAGCTTGTGTTGCCGCGCACCGTCATGCAGATCCCGGGCGGCGAGTTCGCCGGTTCGAACGGTGACACGGTCACGGTGCGGGTTCCGCAGCCGACGACCGCCCGTAAGCAGGCCACGCCGGGCGCGACGATCACCTACGACGACGTCACCGAAGTCCCGGTGAACGTGACCCTCGAGCACCTGTACCACGCGAAGCTGGTCTCTGACGAAGAGTTGTCGCTACGCCTCGAGGACTACGCCCGTCAGATCACCCGCGTGCAGACCGCTGCGGTCGCGACCAGGGCGGAGAACTCCCTGGCGACCGCGATGAACAACGCGTCGTCGAACCTGACCGTCGCCGCTGACGGCTCCGACGTCGACGCGGCTGTCCTGGAAGCGCGTGAGCTCCTCGGCCGGTACCGGCCGATGACCGCGTCCCGCTACCTGGCGGTGTCGCCGGAGTTCGCGACGTTCCTGCTGTCCACCAAGCAGCTCACCGAGGTCGACGCGGCGGGCACCCCGTCGGCGCTGCGGGACGCGGTCATCGGCCGGTACCGCGGGTTCACCGTCGTCGAGTCCGCCGGCCTGACCGCGGGCACCGCGCACGCCTACCACGAGTCCGGGTATGCGTTCGCGAACCGGGTTCCGGTCGTGCCGCGCGGTGTGGTCGACTCGGCGATCTCCAACGAGGGTGGGATCGGGCTGCGTCAGATCTTCCAGTACGTGCCGGACAAGCTGTCCGACGCGTCGGTGGTGTCGACGTTCGCCGGCGCGGCCCGGGTCCCGGAGGACGGCACCGGAACGAACGGCACCGTGTTCACCCGGTCGGTGAAGCTCGTCACCTCCGACAGCTGACCTGTCGTGGACGCGGTCTACCTGTTCGCTGCCGGCGGCGAGGACGAGCTTCGGCACAGTCTCCGCTCGCTGGCGAACCTCAAGCAGGTGGACCGCGTCGCGGTCGCCGGGTACCAGCCGGGGTGGCTGACCGACGACGTGGTCCGGGTCGTCCCGGACAACCACCGGCCCGGTAAGCACTTCGACACGTGGGCGAACCTCGCCGCAGCGGTCGCCGACCGGCGGCTGTCCGACGACTTCGTGTTGATGAACGACGACTTTTACGCGCTGCAGCCGCTGCCGGTGGTGCCGGTGTGGCAGCACGCGCCGCCGGTCCTGCACATTGCGCGCACGCATGAGCAGGACCGGCGGCGGGACTCGACGATCGACATGCTTGAGCGGGTCGGCGCGTACGGCCGTCTGTCGTACGAGCTGCACGTGCCGATGGTGATGCACCGCCCTGCGATGCGGGCCCTGATGCGCAGGGTCGAGGCTGTCATGCCCGCCAGGGCGGAACCGCCGTGGAAGCGGACGGTGTACGGCAACTATGCGCATCCCGGTGTCGGGGAGCTCCACGACGACGTGAAGATCCGCGACTACGAGTCGGTGCCCGGGCCTGCCGACCTGTTCGTGTCGACGTCCGATTACACGTGGCGGCGGGGTGCGGTCGGACAATGGTTGCGGGACCGCTTCTCCGTGCCGTCCCGGTGGGAGAGGGAAGGGGTACCGAATGACGATCCCCGTGGGGCCAACCCCCGACGGCGACCGGCCGACGCTGGCTCCGTACGCGCGTCTGGTCAGGAAGATCGGGTATACGCCTGACGCTGTTGAAGAGTCCCGGGCGGTGCACAACTTGGCGGCTGCGTCGGAGTTGATCCGGGACGCGGCTGGCGTGACGTGGCTGGACGTGGCGGGTACCGCGGTCGTCGATGTGCCGTACCGGGTCCGGATGATCTGCGTCGATGTGGCGTTCCGGGCGTTCGACAACGGCAAGGGCCTGACGCAGCGTTCGATGGGTGACTCGTCGACGTCGTGGGACCGGGCCGGTGTGGGCGGCGGCGACCTGGTGTATCTGACCCCGTCGGAGGAGCGGGCGGTGCGGCGTGCCGCAGGCCGGTCCACGTTCACCGCGGTCACGATGGTGTCGCCGTACAACGGTGACGACGACGTTGATGATCTGACCGGGTCATGACCGCCGACCGGATCGACGCGTACGAGCTGACCCGCGAGCTTGCGGTGTGGCGGTCGGCGCGGGTCGACGACGGGCAGGGCGGGCAGGACGAAACCCGGTCGTCGTCGACGACGGTACGGGCGAAGGTGAACGAGCCCAGCGAGGCCGCCCGAATCGAGGCCATGCGCTCGGGCGTGGACCTGACCTACCAGTTGCATTTCCTCCCGGACGCGGATGTTCAGCGCGGCGACGAGCTCCGCGGCAACGGTGAGGTGTTCCGTGTGCAGTCCACGGTGCGTCCGTCCACTCCCGTGTACCTTCGCGCTACGTGCATACGTGACCAGTACGAAGTCTAGGAAAGGGGCACGGGATGTCGAAGGTGATGAGGGCGATCAAGTCGGGGGTGATCCGGCAGGAGGACGGTAGGCCGCGGCTGATGATCCGCGAGGGTGAGACCACGGCCCACGCCGACAATCCGATCGTGCGGGAGCATCCGCACCTGTGGGCGGAGATGACGGTCGACTTCCCGTCCGACGACATTGTGGCCGCGGCTGCAGACGATGCAAACCTCAGTCACACGGAGGCGCTGCGGACTTTGCTGGCCGGTCTCGTCGAGCGCGGTTACCAGCTGCCGGACCCGGATTCGGTGCCTGCCGAAGACGTCCCGGACATGGTGGTGCGGATCGCGTTGAACAACCTGCAGCCGTGCCCGGACGCGGTGAACGAGGACGACGGCGGCCGGGTGTTCGCCCGGGCCCAGGCTGCGGCGCGCCCCGATCAGGATCCCCCGCCCAGCGACGACGGGGGCCCTGACGATCAGGCCAGCGACGTCGACCCGGACACGAAGGAAGGCCGGCAGGTCATCCGTGAGTGGGCCGAAGCGCACGGCTACGACGTCCACGCGAGTGGCCCGCTCCCTAAGGACGTGCTCGAGGCGTGGAAGCAAGAGCAGGGCTGAGCTGTGGCGTCGAACATTGAGATCGTCGGACTGCCCGGGCTCGAGCGGAAACTGGGCCGGCTCCCCCGCAAGATTGTCGAAGCGGCGAAACTTGCCGTGCATCAAGAAGTGAAGGAGACGGCCCAGGACGAGCGGCGTCTGGCGCCGAAGCTGACCGGGGCGCTCGCGGACTCGGTGCAAGAGGAGTTCACCGGCGGCGGGCTACGCGGGTCGGTGGCCCCCCGGGAGCGGTACGCCCAGTTCGTCAACGACGGGGCCCGTGGGGTGCCGCCGCGGCCGTTCGCTACGGCGGCCGGGAAGCTGGCCCGCCGGCGGTTCCGGAAACGCACGATCAAACTGGTCGATCAGGCTATGGCCCGACTGTCGAAGGGGTGAGCGATGTCGCCGCCGGCTGGTGTTGTCGACGACCCGTTGAACGCGGTCCAGGCGGCGTTCTTCACCGCGGCCCGCGCGCACGCCGCGCTGATGGCGTTGCTGCCGGGCGGGGTGTACGACGAGCCACCGGAGTCGGAGCAGCGCGACTACGTGGTCCTCGGCGACCACCTGTCGTTGCCGGACCACACCCACGACAAGTACGGCCGGGAGATCACCCAGACGTTCCACATTTGGACGAAGTCGCGGGGCACGAAGCGGGGCGGTGCCATCGCAGCCGAGTGGAACGCCCTGTTCGACCACCAGAACGATTCGATCGTGGTACCGGGCCATAGGATCGTCATCATCAGGAACGAGTTTCAGCAGGCCCTACGGGATCCGGACCCGGAATGGCGACAGACCCTGATCCGGATGCGGATCAACACGGTTCAGCTCTAGGAAGGGGCCCGTAGGCCATGGCAGGTAAAGACGCGTTCGGCACGCAGTTCAAGCGGGGCGACGGTGCGACCCCTACCGAGGTGTTCACCACGATCGCGAACGTGACGTCGATCTCGGGTCCAGAGCGGTCCCGGGAGACGATCGACGTGACCGCGCATGACTCCCCGGACGGGTGGATGGAGTTCATCGGCGGGTTGAAGAACGGCGGCGAAATCCAGCTCGAGGTGAACTACGACCCGGCTGAGGACTCCCACGACCTGGACGACGACTTCAACGACTCGCAGCCACGTAACTACCAGCTGGTGATCCTGCCCGGGGACCCGGACGAGCACACGTGGTCGCTGCCCGGCATCCTGACCAACCTGTCCGACGAGTTCCCCTACGACGACAAGATGTCCCGGAAGGTCACCGTGAAGGTCTCGGGCAAGCCGACCCTGTCGGCGACCGGGTCCTGATAGATTCGCTGGTGGTCCCTCCGGGATCCCCACCCCTGAAACCCCTCACACGTTCGCCTTCTCCGGCGGCGTGTGGGGGGTTTCTCGCTGTTGAGGGGTCTCGCGGCCCGGGTCGCATAGGCTGTCCGCGCAAGAGCAGTCCGGATTTGGGAGAGGGTGGCTTGTGGTGGGGTTCCTCGATAGGGACACGATTCTTGAGGCGGACGATCAGGAGTTCGCGGAGGTGAACATCCCCGAGTGGGGTGGGGTGGTGCGGATCCGGTCGATCACCGGGGCGCAGCGCGACGCGTACGAGGCGTCACTGATCGACGAGCGCGGCAAGGACCGGAAGATGAACCTGCGCAACGCGCGGGCGAAACTGATCGTGTTGTGCGCCGTCGACGACGCCGGCCGGCCGTTGTTCACCGCGGACGACGTCAACCGGCTCGGCCGGCGCAACGCCAAGCCGGTCGACCGGCTGTTCGACGCGTGTAAGAAGCTCGCCGGGCTGACGGATGAGGATGTGGACAAGCTGGCCGAGGATTTCGGCGCGACCCCGGACGATCCTTCGTTTACCGACTAGCGACAGTCTGGGGCTGCACAGTTCGTGAAGCCCGGGCTCGGGTCGACTCGCGTGAGTACACGGCGTGGATGGTGTACGAGCGGATGTTCGGGCCGATCGGGGCGGAACGGTTCGACTACCTGTTCGCGCAGTTGCAGGCGACGGTGGCGAACACGTCGAGGGACCGTAAGACCCGCCCGTTCAAGCCAGTGAACTTCGCGCCGCCGTGGGCGGACCGGGAGTCGTGGCCGTGGTCGGACGGGAAGAAGGAGCAGACTCCGGAGGACATGCTCCGCGCGGTGAAGGCGCTCAACAAAGCAATGGGTGGCAAGTAGGAAGGGAGGCCCGTCGTGGCGACGCTTGAAGATCTCCTCATTAAGATCGGGATCGATTCGACGAAAGCGGAAGCCGGTGCGGCGGGCCTCCGGAAACACCTCGGGAAGACGTGGGACGTCGCGAAGAAAGGCGCCGCGGTCGGCGGCGCCCTGGTCGGGACGGCCCTTGTCGCCGGTATCCAGTCGGTCATCGAGTCGTCGAAACCGACGGCGCTGCTACAGGCGCAGTTGGGCGCGACTGGGGATTTCGCCGGGAAGGTTGGGCAGACGGCCGGGAACCTGTTCGCGCGGGGTGTCGTCGACTCGTCGGAGGAGGCAGCGGCGACGGTCCGGGCGATCTGGCAGAACGGTCTGATCGATGAGAACGCGGCGCAGGCCGACGTGGACCGGGTCGCGGGGAAGCTTTCCACGCTGGCGCTGATCTCCGAGGAAGAGGCGGGGAACGTCTCCAATGCGGTGAAGCAGATGATGCGTAACGGCCTGGTGAAGAACGCCGACGATGCGATGGATTTGCTGGTCCGCGGTGTGCAGCAGGGTGTGAACAAGGCCGGGGATCTGTTCGACACGTTCAACGAGTACGGCACCCAATTCCGCAAGTTGGGCTTGGATGGCGCCGACTCGATGGGCTTGATGGACCAGGCCATCAAGGCGGGCGCCCGGGACTCCGACACCGCGGCGGACGCGTTGAAAGAGTTCTCAATCCGGGCGATCGACGGCGGGGCGCAAGCTGCGGCCGGGTACAAACTTCTCGGGTTGAGCGCACGGGATATGACCGCCCAGATGGCGAAGGGCGGGCCGGCGGCGAAGGCCGGGCTTGACACTGTGCTCGACCGGTTGAGAGCGATCAAAGACCCGGTCAAGCAGAACGCGGCAGCGGTCGACCTGTTCGGTACGAAAGCCGAAGACCTCGGTAAGGCCCTGTTCGCAATGGATGTGGACGGGGCGGCCGACGGGTTGGGTAAGGTCGCCGGCGCCGCGCAGGCGGCCGGGGACACGTTGGAGAACTCGGCCGGCGCGAAACTGGAGTCGTTCAAACGGAAGGCCCTCGCCGGGTTGACCACCGAGCTCGCGAAGATGCTCCCGGCGATCGACGCGACGTTCGGATTCCTGCAACGCAACTCGTCGTGGGTGGAACCCCTCGCGATTGCCCTGGGTGTGCTGGCCGCCGCGATCGGGGTTATCACCGCTGTGCAGTGGGCGTGGAACATTGCCCAGATGGCGTCACCCACGACGTGGATCATCCTGGCGATCGTCGCGCTCATCGCCGTGATCGTGCTCGTTGCGACGAAGACCCGCTTTTTCCAAACCGTGTGGGCTGCGGTGTGGGGGTTCATGAAGACGATCGGGGCGTGGTTCGCCGGCCCGTTCGCCGGCTTCTTCGTCGCCCTGTGGAACAAGCTGACCGCATCCCTGGGCAGGGCGAAAGCCCAATTCATGACCGCGTTCAACTTCATCAAAAGCTTGGCGGTCGGCTGGTTCAACGTGCAGGTGCGGATCGTGAACGCGGTCATCGGCGCGTTCGGCCGGCTCGTCGGTTACGTCCGCGGCATTCCCGGGCGGATCCGGGGCGCCCTGTCGAGCATGTGGAACGGGCTACGGTCCGGGTTCGCGTCGGCGATCAACTGGGTCATCAACCGGTGGAACTCCATCAGCTTCACCATCCCCTCGTTCTCCGTGTTCGGGCACTCGTTCGGCGGAGGGACGATCGGTGTCCCCGCCATCCCGAACCTCGCCGACGGCGCCCTGATCAAAGCCCGGCCGGGTGGGACGATCGCCCGGATCGGTGAGGCCGGCCAGGATGAGGCCGTGGTCCCCCTCAACCGGGTCCCCGAGCTCGGCCGGTCCGACCGCCCGATTGTCATTGAGGTTGTCGGGAACGAGACCCAATTCCGGACCGCGCTGCGTAAATCGTTGCGGGTGCGCGGCGGGGAGGCCATCGCATGATCGATCCGCCGTTCCCGGTCGGGTTCGAGTTCGCGCCCGGCTCCGACCTCGCCGCGCCCGGCCCGTGGCAGTACCAGGACCTGACCGGCCGTCGCCGCCAGTCCGCACCCATCGAGTTCGAGTACGGGCAGCCCGACGAGTCCGGCAGCGTGGAGGCAGGGTCGGGGGCGGTCACGTTCGACGACCGGGACGCCGAACTGTCGCCGTGGAACCCGTACAGCACGTGGTACGGGCAGCTGCTGGCGAACGTGCCGGCGCGGGTGCGGATCCCACTCTGGTACGACGACTTCGACCGGGCGGCCGCGGCGAGCACATGGGGGACCTCGAGCTCCGGGCATGTGTGGTCGTCAGCTTCGGGCCTGGTGTCGCTGTCCGGGAACGGAACCGCCTTGGCTACGTTCCCCGCCGCGAACGGCAGCGCCTACCAGTACCTTCGCGACTCCGCCGGCGTCGGGGTCGGATCCCGCGGGGTGAACGTCCACGTGCAGGCGTCGCTAGATGCGGCCACCGTCACCGGGTCGGTGATGTGTTCCCCGATCGTGCGTAGGGTCGAATCGGCGTCGCTGAACTCGACGTCATACTTCGGGTACTTCCGGTTCCACCCGTCCGGTTTCATTCAGGTGCAAATCCTGCGGAACATCAGCGGGGCAGGCACCGTGCTCGGCACTGCGCTCACGACGGTGGCGTGGTCCGCAGGGAAGATCATGCACTTCGAGTTTGAGGCTGACGGGCCGGTCCTGCGGGCACGGGCGTACGCCGACGGCGGGTCCCCGCCGGCGTGGCAGGTCACCGCCGTGGAAAACAAGTCCGACGGGTGGAGCGTCGGCTTACTGCTCTGGCGCGAATCGGGCGAGGCGTCGGCGGGAACCCGCGTCCTCACCGTCTACGACGTGCGAGTGGACGCAATCCCGTGGTCCGGGTACGCAGCCGACCTCCCCCCGGCGTGGGACAAGTCGGGGGAGGACTCGACGACCATGTTCGAACTCGCCGGCCCGCTGCGTACCCTGACCGCGTTGAACAGTGATGAGCAGGCCCGGTCGCCGCTGTACTGGCTGCTCTTGGGCTACGCCCCGTCCGGGTTTTGGCCGTGCGAAGACGACGCGGGTGCGAGGTTCGCCGGGTCGGCGATCGGCGGTCCGGCAGCGGAAACGTCCGGGGTGTCGTTCGGCAACGACGGGTTCGCAGGGCAGTCGTCGTCGGCGAAGTTCGACGAGGTCAACGGCAAGTTTTTTGCCCGGGCTTCTACGGTGTCGCCGCAGCAGTTCGCGGTGATGCTCACCTACAAGCTGCCTGCAGCGCCGGCCGCGGACACCCTGCTCTACGAGTGGTTGTCGCCGTCGGGGACGGCCCGACGCTGGCAGATTTGGGGGGGCGCCGTCGGGTTCCGGGTGCTGGTCGTGAACTCCATCGGGAACACCCTGTCGGATACCGGCTACTTCAACTACGTCGTCAACCCGACCCACTGGTTGGCGATGCAGCTCGAGGCGACGGTGTCCGCGGGGACGGTGTCGTACACGCTGTTGTACACCGAGGTCGGGGTCAACGTGTTCTGGTCGCTGTCCGGGTCGTTCTCCGGGTCGTTGACCGGTGTGCAGTATTTGCAGATGAACTGCTCCACGTCGGCGCTGGTCGACACCCAGTGGGGCATGGTTTACATGGGTGCGGAAACGTTGCCGTTCGTCGCGGACTCGTTCATCAAGGTGGCGAACGGGTACGCCACCGAGCTGGCCGCGGACCGGCACGACCGGCTGACGTCGAACAACGGTGTCGCGTCGGCCGCGCTGCCCGGCGACACCATCCACTTGGGTGTTCAGGCCATCGACACTTTCCCGACCCTGCTCACCCAAACCACGGCGTCGGGTGAGGGCCTGCAGCTCGAGTTCGGGCCGGGCCTGCAATACATTCCGCTGAACTCGCGGTACAACACCGTCCCGATCTTCGAACTGGAATGGTCGTCCGACGACGGCACCGCGACCGGCGGTGACCTGGCGCAGGCACCTAAGCCGGCGGCCGGGGACCAGCGGTACGTGTCTCAGTACACGGTGAAACGGGTCGGCGGGTCGGAGGCGACGTGGTTCGCCGACGCGGCCACCGTCGCGTTGCGGGGCCGGAAACCCGGGTCGAAGGAGCTGTCCCTGGCCGACGACCCGGCGGCGGCACAGCACGCCGGGTGGCGGGGCAACGCTGCGGTGTGGCCGGAGCTGCGCTGGCCGGAACTCGTCGTGGACTTGCTGGCCCATCCGGAGCTGATCGACGCGGTGATGCGGGTCCGGGTCGGGTCCCGGTTCACGGTGGCCGGGATGAAAGCTCAGGTGTTCGGTCAGGAAATTGACCTGGTTGTTGAGGCAGTCCACACGTCGGTTGGCCGGCATGAGTGGACGGTGACGTTGGCGTGCGCCCCGGCGCGTATCTACGACGTGGCGATCTACGACGACAACACCCGGCTGAAAGACTCCCGGACGTCGACGTTGAACGCGGCGGCCGGCCCGGGTGACCCGACGATCGTGATCACGTTCACCGACCTGCTGGACCAGTGGTCGCAGACCAACGAGCCGTACTCTCTGCTCATCCTCGGTGAAGAGGTTGTGGTGACGAACATGGCCGCGGTGGTCGGGTCGGGGCCGTGGACGCAGACGGCGACGGTGCGGCGCGCCGAGAACGGCATCGGAAAGCAGCTTCCGGCAGGCACCCCGGTCCATATTCATCCGCGGGTGCGGGCACGGTACGCGTTGTGATGGGGGTGTGTGGTGGCCGCTGGTGACATCGTCTACGCGTCGGACACGGATCAGGTGCTCGATGGGTGGACCGACTACACGCCGGTGTGGACGACGACGACGGGCACACCGTCGGTGGGTACGACGGGGTCGCTGGTGGGCCGGTACAAGAAGACTGGCCGCACCTGTATGGCGGTGGTGATCGCTACGTTCAACGGCACCGGGATTTCCGGCGGCTCGACGGGTGGGTGGAACTTTTCACTCCCGTTCACCGCGGCGGCGATCGCGAACATCAAGTGGATCGGCTCGGCTTATCTAAAAGATTCGTCGGTTGGGTCGACTGGGCATTTCAACGGGATCACCGCGTTGGATCAGGGTGCGGGCACGTTCACGATCTTCGAGGCGTCAGGGCATTTGCAGTGTCAGCCGTCGACCGTATTCACTGGTGGCGTAGCGGCCGGCGACCTGGTGGTTGCCGAGATCGAATACGAGACCGCCTGATGCCGGCCGGGGATCCCGTCTCGTCGGTAGACGCTGCGGTGCCGCTGGCTGCGTGGACGACGTACACGCCTGTGTTCACCACGTCGGGCGGAGCTGCGTCGATCGGTTCGGGTGCCATCACGGGCCTGTATTCGAAGGTGGGCCGGGTGTGCCGGGTGGCTGGCTATCTGATCTTCGGTGCGGGCGCGAACGGCGGGGCGGGTGGCCTGTTCACGATGTCGCTGCCGTTCGCTGCAGCGGCGGGCGGGCCGTGGGTCGGGAAGGCGTACCTGCGAGATGCTTCGGCCACGTCGGTGGGGCATTTCAACGGGCTCTGTGTGTGCCTGTCCGGGGCGTCGCTGGTGACGTTCAAGGAGGCCAGCACGCACGTTGAGGTGTTCAACACGTCGCCGTTCCCGTGGACTCCCGGCCCGCCTGCGGATTTCATAGCGTTCCAGCTGCGCTACGAGACGGCCACGTAGCCTGTCCCCCATGACGACGAAGCAGTTCATCCCTGGCGTGTTCACCGCAGTTTTGTACGACGGCACGAACGCCTCCGAGGTCGAGGCCTCGCTCAAGCCGGTCTTCGGGCCGCCGGTGGTCGACGACGAGCTCACCCGGTACGACCCCGAGTGCTCGCAGGCGGATGGCGTCCTGACGATCCACTACGACGGCAACGACGAAGGGTCCGGCCCGATCGAGGGCACCGAGCCGTCCGGGACGTGGATCGTGTGCCCGTCGACCGGCGAATGGTCGGAGACGACCCGGCAGAAGCTCGACGACACATGCGTTGACGTGGCACTACTGCTTAACGGCTGACCGGCCCGCCCCACGGCTTACCCTGTCGGGTATGACCGACGAACCGCAGGAACCGCCGCCGCCACGCGACCCGCCCGTGTACGTGCCACCGACCCCGACCCCGCCGCCCGACGACTCGCCGCCGGCCGGGGAGAGCAACGCGGCACCGCCGGACGGAGAGGAGCAGTAATGGCCGTCGCCTTGGTGCCCTGCCTGGTCGCGTTGCGCGGAGAGTTCAACGAGCTCGCCCCCGACCGCGACACAGAGTCCGACGGTTGGATCGGCGACGCCGCCCACCAGAAGGAAGCGTCCGGACACAACCCGGACGACACGCGGGGTGTCGCCACCGAAGGCTCCGACGCGGACACCATCCCCGAGGTCCACGCCATCGACGTGGACAAAGACCTGAACAAGCCCGGCTGGTCCATGGAACGGGCCGTGCACATCATCGTGGACCGGCACCGCCGGGGCGTGGACTGGCGCCTGAACTATGTGATCTACGACGGCCGTATTTGGGCGCGGGCGTACGGCTGGAAACAGCAGGACTACTTCGGCGCGAACCAGCACGACAAACACGCCCATTTCTCGGCCCTGTTCGGGTCGGGCCAGAAAGGCAACCCGGAAGCCGACACACGGCCGTGGGGGCTACTCGCAGCAGAGGAGAACGACGACGTGGATGAGGCAACGATGGACCGCATCGCCGACAAGGTCGCGGCCCGGCTGAAGGTGGCCCCCGGTAAAGGGATCATGGACGAGCTCGGCAAGGACCTGAACAACGACAAGTCCGGTGTCGCCACCGGCGTCCGCAAGCAGGTCGCCGCGGCCGTCAACACCGGCAAGTTAGCCTGACCACCATGAGACACCCAGGGCAGGGAGACGGTAGGGCCGATGAGTGAGCGCACAGGACGGTTCGCGAGTGTTGCCGCCGTGGTGGCTACTCCTGCGGGATATCGGGCTGTTCGTCCTGGGAGCCGGGATCGCCGTGTGGGAGGTCGCCAGTCACGTCGCACCGCGCGATTCGGTGCTTACCTTCGCCGGGTCTCTGCTTGGTGGACCGCTAGCGCTAGTCGGGTTGCAGTCGCTGGCGGACGCTATAAGGTCCCGCGCTGGTACGTCGGGGCCGTCGTCGTCCTCTCCGGCGGAGGTTTCACCGCAGTCGGCATCTTCGTGATCGCGTCCGGCAGGTGACCGGGTGACCCACCGGGACCGGCCCCGGAAGATGGTGACCGTACCGGCGTACACGGTCGGGGTGACTATCGTGACGGTCCTCGCTCTATGCCTGCTCACCTTGTGGGGCGGGGTGACGATTTCGAACAACAACGCCTCCCGGCTACTCGCGAAGTACGAGGCAGACAAGGTCGCCGCTGAACAGGCGAACCGGGGCCTGTACTGCGAGCTGTTCCAGTCACAGATGAACGCGCTCGACGACGCCAAGTCCGACGCTGGGAAGGCCTCGTATAAGGCGTGGTTGGCCGTGTACCGGCTGGTCCAATGCCAGCCGGTCCGTTAGGGGAAAGGGGTAAGGGTGTGAAGATCTCGAGGGAACCAGCGGCGTGGATCGGCCTGTTCGGGTCGTTGCTTGCCGTGGCCGCAGCAACGCACGTCCCGTACATCACGGCGGGGGTTGCGACCGCAGGCACAGCACTGGTCGCGGCTAGCGCGATGGCCGTGTTCACGCGCCCGATCGCGCCGGCGCTGTACGTGGGTGCGTTCGCTGCGCTCGCTGCGTTGCTCGCCGAGTTCGGGTTCCACCTGTCCGACCTCGCGGTCGGCTCTATCGGTGCCCTTATCATGGGCACGTTCGCGTTCTTCGGTGTGCGCCCGCAGGTTGACCCGACCAACGCTTACGGCAAGGTCATTCAGGGCGAGATCGTATCCGGGGCTTCTGTTCCTCGGTAAGCGGAAGGAACACAGCGTGAGCACCGTAATCAACGTGCAGGGCATCAACGAGGCGGTGGCCGCAAGCTCCACCGAAGACGTCGCCGAGGGCAGCGCCGCCACCTACCCGGGTCAGCCGGTCATCCCGACGCAGGCCGCTGAGGCACTCAACGTGGTGTCTGGTTCGGCGAGCGACACGTCGGCGGGCACCGGTGCCCGGACCGTCCGCGTCGAGGGTCTCAACGCCACCGGCGACTGGACGGAGGAAGTCATCACCCTGAACGGCACCACCCCGGTCGTGACGACGTCGACGTGGCTGCGGGTCGTCCGGGCGTACATTGTGGCCGCTGGGTCGGGTGCGACGAACGCGGGTGCGATCACCGTGAAGCACAACACGACCACGGCGAACGTGTTCGCGGTCATCAAGGCCGGCCGGGGGATGAGCATGAACGCGGTGTTCACGGTGCCGGCGGGTAAGACGGCCCGGCTGACGTCGTGGGCGGTGCAGAACTACAGCAACCCGGCGACCGCTGCGGCCGAGGGTATCGCCGAGCTGTTGGCCCGGCCGACGGGCACGAACCAGGGGTGGCGGGTGCTGCGCCAGCTGTCGGCGCCCGCGGTTCCGACGAAGAAGGTCCGCGACCTCATCGAGGGTCCGGGTTTGCGCCTGTCGGCGTTGACGGACATCAAGGTCCGTTTCACGCAGGGCGCGAGCGCGGTGACCGATCTGGTGGTCGCGGACTTGAACATCTCGTATTCCTGATCGCCTCTGTGGGGGAGTAAGGCCGGGTCGCAGTGTTGCGGCCTGGTCGGGATCGGCCCTCGAGCCTTCACCCCCGTGGGGCTCGAGGGCCGTTCTGTGTCTAGCGCCAGGCCGGCCAGGCAGTCAGGGCGGGGATGATGACGGTGGCGTCGGGGTCCGCGGTCCGGGTAGTGGGCTTGCGGGGTGCGGCGTGTTTCGGCTTCCACCGGTGGGTGCCGGGGCCGGTTTCGGGTCCGCGGAACAGGGCAAAGAGTGCGACGAAGGCGAGCGCGGCGAGGGCGTCGAGGGTCAGGCCGATGGTGATGGGGTCCATCGTCTACTCGCTCTCACACGTGTAGGTGTGCGCGCCGCGCCGTCCACCGCACTGAGGGCACACACCAAAATCGGAGCTACGGTGCACGCGCTTGTACCCGGCGAAGTCGACCGGCCGGGCGCTGGCCGCGAGTTGGCACGCGTCTGTGTCGTCGCCGTGCTCGCACACGGGAAAGCCGGTCACCCGGTCCACTCCGACGGCGGGGTGTAGCTGCGGAGCAACCGCCGCGTGGGGTTTGCTGTTCGTCGTCATGCCATCACGGTAAACCGCCTAGCGGATACTGTCAATCCACGCCCGACCCATTTTCCGTCATCCGTGGCGCTTGACGCCGCTGAGCGGATAGCCCTACCGTTGCAACCCATGACGGAACCGAGCACGAAGAGAGACGCAGCGGTGTTGAACATCGCCGCTAACGTCCGTTCCGCCCTTGCGTGGAAGAACATCAAAGAGCGCGCAGCGGCGGCTCAGATCGGCATGACCCAACCCGCGATGAGCCGCCGGCTGAACGGAGAGGTGCCCTTCGACGGCGCCGACCTGGTCCTGTTGGCCGACCTGATCGGGATCACCCCGGGTCATCTGGTGGACGGGGAGCCGTGGCCGCGGGTGATGCCTGCCGCCTGAGACAAGAAACCGGCCGCACCCACGCCATAGGTGCGACCGATCCCTTTCCCCTCAACCACTCAACCCGACACAGCAAAGAAAGGTGAGGCACTCAAAATGCCTGATGAAAAGGTACCCGACACCGGCGAGTTTGTCCCGGCGTCCGAGCTCCACAAGCACATCGGCGAGTGGATCCACGACGTCGACATTCCCGGCACGCTCGTCCGGATGATGTTCGCGTCCGAGGTCGACGTTAAGGGCACGGTCACCATCGTGACGGATACGTCCGCCGGGTTTGTGTCGTTGACGCTCCACGCGGACAGGCAGGTCGAGTTGGCTACCGCCGACCAGGTCGACGACGCGCAGGCGCATCTCGCCCGTACCCGGTACGTCAACGGGCTGCGTGCGCTCGCGGACGTGATCGCGAAGACCGGCGTTCAGGTCGACCTGAACCACCGTTTCGACTTGTCTTCCGCGGTCCTCGACAAGGAGGGCCTGGAGGCGATCGCGGCGAAGCTCGGTGTGAAGCCTGAGCACAGCTACCACCGGACGTTCGAGGTCAGGTGGGTGGCGCCCGGCGGTGGCCTGTCGGCGATCTGGCAAGCCAGATATCCGGCGTGCGGGTTCCGGTTCCCGGCCAAGGGGGATCTGCCGGAGGAGGGGTGCAAGCTGTACGACGGTCATCTGGCCGCCGACGGGAAAGACGGCATGCCGCACGCGCGCATGTATCGGGCGCCGGGGTCGGCCGCGGTGAAGCCGTCATGACCCGCCATACCGAGGCGGGAAACCCGATGACTGCCGCCGTGGTCGTGGCGTTGAACGCTGTCCTCGACTCGCTTGATGGCTGGATCGCCGGTGCCCGGGACAACCACGAAGGGATGGGCCACCGCGGCGAGATGGACCCGTGCTGGGAGCAGTTCGGCCCGGGCGACATCCGGCGGATGGTCGCCGACGCGGCCCGAGAGATCGGGCTGGACACGTACGCGAAGGACCTCGAAAAGCGGATCACGAAAGGGTGGGATCGGTGACCTACGACCCGAACCAGCCGGTCAGCACCCACAACTACCCGCCGCCCGGCCCGAACCGGGTCGTGTTCTGGACGGTCGCTGTGATCCTAGCCGCGCTCCTCGGCTGCGTTGTCGGTCTGGCCCGGTCGTTCACGACCGGCCCGCCCGCGGTGTCGCCGTTCCCGTCGTGGTCGCAGGTGCCGGACCCGGGGTCGCGGCCGTCGCCGTACCCGCAGCCGACGGTGCGTGTGCCGTGAGCCTGGACGGGTTGGAGGGGTGCTCCGGGCGGCGGGACTTCGCGAAGCGGATCGCCCTGGAATCGCTTGAGACTGCCGGTGACCCGGTTGCGAACGCCCTGCGCACGGCGGTGGCCGCGGCCACTCAGGTGGAGATCACCGACAGGTTGATGGCCACGTTCGCGCACATGTACGGCGGGTGGGAAATCCCGGACGGCATGTCTCAGTCGGAGTTCGCCCTGCGGTGCGCGTTGCAGGCTGCCGGATTCGAGATCATCGAATGAGGGGCCTGATGGTGCGCGGCGTGCTGGAACAGAACTGGCGGCGGGCGACGAACCGGTTGTGGGATGCGGTCGCCGCTGGCGCCGGGTACTGCATGCAGACGACGTGGCGCTCCGACCAGGCCACCTACAAGCCCGGGTTCAAGCACTGGCGGTGCTGGAAGCGGCGCGGGCATCCCGGGCCGCACCGGACCGGGAACTACCGGTGGAACACCGGGGGGATGCCGATCTGGGATCCGATGCCGTTGAACGTGCTGATTGACCGGCCGGCGGGGGTCGCCCCGAAGTGGCTGACGGCGAAGCATCACCAGGTCGGTACACGTCGCCGGGACCGGCTGCATGACCGGATCGTTTTGGAGCGGGTGCGGGCCGGCGGGATGCCGGTGCGGTTGCCTGTGCGGCCGGAGGACTGGGGCGGGTGGAAGTCCGCTAAGGAATCCGCCCCGATAGAGGAAGGCGAGCTGTGAAAGTTCGGATGGTTCAGCGGGGCAAACACCAGTCGTTCATCGACGACGACAACGGTGGGGCCCGCGTCCTGTCAGTCACCCGCATCACCGCGGCTCTGCCGAAAGACGCCCTGATCAATTGGGCGGGGTCGGCGACCGCCGAGTACGCGGTGAACAACTGGGCGGAGCTCGACGGCATACCCGTCGGAGCCCGGTTGCAGAAGATTTCGAAGGGCCGGTACGAGTCCCGCGACGCCGCGGCGGGCCGGGGCACCGAGGTCCACAAGATCGGTGAGAAGCTCCTCGCCGGCGAAACGGTGGTGGTGCCGCCGGAGATCAAAGGGTACGTCGACTCCTACCGGCGGTTCATGGAGGAGTTCGACTTCCACCCAGTCCACGTCGAGCGGGCCGTGTACTCGCAGGAGCACGGCTACGCCGGCCGGCTCGACATCGAAGGTGACCTGATCCTGCCGGACATTCAGGCGTACGAGGATGTGCCCCGCGATGAGCAGGGCTATTCGCGGGCGTTGATCGACGCGAAGACGTCGAAGTCGGGGATCTTCGGTGAGACGGCGTTGCAGCTGACCGGCTACCGGTACGCCGACACGATGATCACCGGTGAGGGCAAGGACCAGGTCCACACGCCGCGGGACTCGGTTGATCTGACTGCGGGGCTGCACATCACGGCGAACGGTTACGAACTGATCCGGGTGGATTCGTCGCCGGAGGTGTTCCGGACGTTCCTGTACCTCAAGCAGGTCGCGCATCTGGCCATCGAGGATGAGGGCGCCGAGCTGAAGGCGCTGGTGCTGGGTCGGATCCCGCCGCCGTTGATGGCGGAGTATCGGCTGGTCAAGGTTGACCGGTCGGCGGAAGGGGCGCCGTTCTGATGCGAATCTTCGACGACGAGCTTGAGCCCATCCGTGACCTGATGGTCCTGGTCGAGGTGCTGCGTTCCGAGGGCCGGAACAGTTTGCAGGCGGACACCGACCGCGGGCGTATCGAGCGGATCATCTCGGCGGCCGACTGGAACCCAGTAGGCCCGTTCCGCTGCCCGGTCGGCTACCACCCCCGGACCCGCTGCGACCGCCGATATCCGACCCCTGCGGAAGCCGCCGAATGCTGGCGGAACCACCCGCACATGCACCTGTGGAAGGCGAAACGATGACCGCCCCGAAGAACATCGATGAGGCGCTCCTCGCCTTCCAAACCGACATGCCCGTCCTGGTGAAGGACAAGTCCGGGCAGGTCGGCAACCAGAAGACGAAGTACGCCGACCTCGTGCAAGCCAACGAACAGGTCCTGACCCGGTTGAACGCGCTCGGCTGTATCTGGGTGTGCTCGCCGATCATCATCGGAGCCGACCCCGGCAGGTTCGTCCTCGCGTGGGAGCTCAAGCACGTCGCGTCGGACACCGCCCGGGCCGGGCAGTTCCCCATCCTCGGGGACTCGTCGATGAAGCACGGCGCGGCGATCACCTACGCCCGCCGGTACTCGCTCCTCGCGGTCACCGGGGTCATCCCCGAGGATGAGGACGACGACGGGCAGTCGTTCGAGGACGGGCACGCTGTTGCCCGCGGCAGGCAATCCGGCCGGGCGTCGGCCACGCGGCGGCCGCCGGCCGCGCGCGGGGAGACGGTGTCCCCGCCGGCCCGGTCAGGCCGGGCGGCGCCGCCGCTGCCCGGTGAGGCGGAGCAGCCTGCCGGACCACCGGCAGAGCAGCCCGGACCGCCACCGACCGGCGAGTACGACCCCGGATCGGTCAGCAAGAAGCAACACGCCACCATGCACGCCCTGTGGGCCGAACTCGCGAAGCTGGGACAGACGCAATTCGCAGGCGACGAAGGGCGTGACGCGCGTCTCGCGGCGACGGCCCGACTCGCCGGCCGGGAGTCGCTGTCAACGTCGTCTGATCTGAGCTTCGAGGAAGCCGACCGGGTGATCTCCGGCCAGAAAACCCGGATCGAATGGCTCAAGGCGAAGCCTCGAGCTGAGGAAGGTGCCCGATGACCATCATCGTCAAAACCATGAACTACATGGGCGCGTCCTGGCACCGCGCCTACGCAATGTACCGGCGGGTCATGCAGCCGCTCGCCATCCTGGCCGCGCAACGGCAGATCATGACCGATAGGGAGTTCGCCGCCCTGGCCGCGGACGACCTCATCGTGAAACACGTTGCTCTGGACGAGAACGCCCACGTCGTCGGACTCGCCGCCGCCACACCCTGCCTGGACCAGGTCCCGCTCATCTCGGTGCCCTACTACCGGCATAGGTACGGTGACGACCTGGTCGACGCCGGCCGTGTCTGGTACGTGCCGTTCGTGTGTGTCGACCGTGACACCCCTGGTACCCGGGACCTGTTCGCCCGGCTCGTCCGGGGCATCGCCGAACCCATCGCCAAGGTCAAGGGGGTTGGCTGTCTCGACTTCTGCGAACGCAACATGGATGAGGTGCCGATCTTCCCCACCGCCACCGAGATCATTAAGAGGGCGCACGGGCGTGATGTCGGCGACCACGTCGACGACAGCCAGCATTACGTGTCGTGGGACTTCGGGGATCTCGCATGACGGCCGGGGTGGTGGCCCTGTACGGCATCGGCGCGCTGTTCATCGTGTTGGGGGCGGCGTCGATGGCGTCCGAGCGGGTGGCTCGGGTGGTGTTCCCGTGGTGGTTTTTGGTGGGTGCGGTCGGGTCGGTGGTGTTGTTGTGCCAGACAGGGTGGTTCGGGTGAGCGGCTTCGACTGGCCCGATCCGGATGGGGTAGTCGTGCCGCCGCGGCCGGCGCCGGACGAGTACTCGAGCCTCCCGATCGTCGACCCGACGCAGTTCGAGCACGACGACACGAAGACGGTCGACGGGTTCACCATCGCGTCGTGCCGGTCGTGCTGGGCGCCGATCGTGTGGGCGTCGCGACCCCCGACGGCAAGACCATGCCCGTGGACGCGCCGCTCGACGCCGGCGGAACGGGGGAACCCGACGCTGTCCGGGGCGGCGGCCGACGAGCGGTACGGCCGCTACGCCGGCGCGGTCGTCCTGTGGGAGGAGATCACCGGGGTACCCGCCCCGCCGCCGATCGTCGAAGGCGGCAAGTCGGGGCGGCGTCTCAACCCTGAGCTGTCCGAATGGATGATGGGCTACCCGCCCGGCTACCTCACCGACGTGATGGGCCGGTCGGACGCGCTGCGATGCGCCGGGAACGGTGTCGTCACGCTGCATGCCCGCGCTGCATGGGATCTTCTACGAGGGGATGACTGGTGAGGCTGCTAGGGCTCGACCTGAAACCGGCACGGTCCGGGATTGCCATGAACTACGACGCGGACACCGGGGAGGAACGGCTGTCCGTCACCGCGGTCGGTGAAGCCCTGACGCCGCTGCACACACAGATCCGCGTCCTTGAGCGGGCCATCCTCCACCGTGTCATCAGCCACCGGCCCGACGTCGCGTTCATCGAGGGCACGTTCTCTAGAGCCGGTGGATCCGACTACGGCCAGCACGCCGCGCACTTCGCGGTTACGCACGTCCTGTGGGCCCGTGGCGTCCCGTGGGTGGATGTATCGCCGGGCGTGTTGAAGATCTGGGCGACCGGGTCGGGGTCGTTGCGCGGCGACACGAAGGTCACGAAGGGCGAGGTGATCGCTGCGGTGATCGGCCGGTACGGGCCGCTGTTGTCGATCCCCGCGGTCGACGACGAATGTGACGCGGTCGCCTTGATGTCGCTGGGTGCGTACGTGTACGGGCACCCGCTGCTGCCGGACGTGCAGGCGCCGGCGGTCCGGGGCCGGGCGGCGGCCGCGTTGCGGAAGACCAAGGGGGTGAAGATCCCGGCGTTGCCCGGGGTGTCCGACCCGTGGACCGACCCATGGGCCAGTTGAGAGAGGGGTGATGGGGATGTTGAAGAGGCGACGACGCAACAGTGTGGACGAGCGGTACCACGACGAAATCGTTGCGCAGTGGAAAGCATTGGTTGACGGGTGGAGGCGTGAGGTCAGGAAGGTTGAGAACGAACGGGACTTGGCGGTGGAGATAGCCCACCAGCACAGGCGTCAGGCGAGGGTGCTGCGCGCTGAGCTCGCCGAACGCGATGAGGCAACCCAGGAGTTGCGCGTAGCACCGGATTGCCCGCCTGACTGCACGCTTCCGACCGGGCCGGAATGGACGGTGTCGAACACCGACGGCCACCACTTCCACCATCGTGGCGATCTGGTCCAGCTCCGTGAAGGCGATGTGGTCCAGCTTCGTGAAACGGAACCGGTGGACGTGTGGCGGACTTACGAGGTCGACGTCGCCAACATGATCAGGCTGCAAGAAACGATCAACCAGATCGTTGAACGGCACGCGGGTCCGTCAACCGCACGCGATACGGCCCCGGACATTCAGCGCGCATTCCACGAAGCGGCGTGCCCGGACTGCCCGAAACGATACCCAGAACTGTCGGAAAACATCCGCCAGAACGGCACAGCAAAGGACACCGAATGAGCGAGGCAAGCGAAGACACACGCGTCCAAATCAAAGGGACGTTCAGTGTCAAAAAGCGAGAGAACAACGGCCTCAACCGGGTCGCGGAACTGATGAACAGGGACCGGCTAGCCCGGGTACCGATCGTCGGATACGTCGAATTTGTTCGGCACGTCGACACCCGCGACGGCGACGAAATGACCGTGGAAATGATCGTCGTCGAACCCGTCATCGACGCTGACGGCACCGACCCGAACGGGTTCGCCGACCAGGTGAAAGAGATGATCGAAGTGGTTCGGAAGGGAGCCGGGAAGGCATCCGTCGCCGACACCCTGTTCTCTGGGCAAGAGAACGCGAAGCTCGACGCGAAGCTCGACGGCCAGCTCGAGGGGCAACTCGCCATCGACTCGATTCCCGAGCCGTCCGGTGAAGAGATCATGGCGGAGCGGGCCGAAGCCCGTGAGAAAGCCCGCCAGGACGACGGCAAGCGTCAGGCGGTCGCCGCCGTCCGCCCCGACCTCACCGCGGCGGTCACTGGCAAACCCGCCGACGAAGTCGCCAGGGACAAGGCGGACGTCGCTGGTGGGATCGTCCGGCCGGCCCGCAAGCCACGCGGTACCACCGTCCGGCCCGGCGCCGACCTGCCTCCTAGCAGTGTCGCCGACGCCAGAAAGGACGCGGCCCGCCTGATGGACCCGTTCACCACCGACGCCGACAAGGAGACAGCCACCTCATGACCGAGCCCCACAACCCGCCCGGAACCCTGGCCTTCGTCGACGTCGAAACCACCGGCGTCCACCCCGACCGCCGCGCATGGGAAATCGGTGTCATCCTGCGCCACCCCGGCGCCGCCACCATCGAACAATTCCACTGCTTCATCGACATCGCCCACCTCGAGCTCGGCGACGCCGACCACCGCGCCCTGCAGGTCGGCCGGTTCCACACCCGGCACCCGCAGATGACCACCCGCCCCGACGTCGTCGACCACCTGTTCGGGGCACCCGTCGGGGTCCTCGCCGAGTACGACGCGATGCGGCACGTCGAATGGCTGACCCGCGGCGCGCAGCTGGTCGGCTGGAACGTCACGTTCGACGCGCAAACCTTCGACGCCAGGTTGCGGGCCATGGGGATCAGCCCGTCGTTCGACTACCACCACATCGAGGTGTCCTCGCTGGCTGCCGGGTTCATCATCGGCGAACACCAGGGACGTACTGGCGGGCCGCTTCCTGAGGACGCGTTCCCGCGCCCCTGGTCTGCGAAGACTGTGCGCCACGTCCTTGGGCTGCAAGAGCCGGACGCGGACGTCACGCACACGGCCCTTGGCGACGCCAGATGGACGATGGAAATGTTCGACTATGTCATCGACCCGCAGAAGCCGAGCCCGGAGGCCGGCGACCGGCTTGAGAACCTCGCCAAGCTCGTCACCCGCGAAATGGGGTAGACCGGTCCGGCTGATACACCGCGGAGATCCACGGAGCAGAATAAGAACGACCCGGGTCGCCGTGAGGTGGCCCGGGTCGTCTCGACCTCGCTGAAGATCGGAGCAATTATGGCATCCCCCTCTGCGCAGGCGCGCAACGACGACGAACCGTTCCACGACGAACCCGTCACCCTCGCCGCCGCCAGAATCCTCGCCCGCCGCCACCGACCCGACTGGCGGCCCGCGGACAACGCCGAACTCGACGCCTGGGCAACCGGATTCAACACCGGATGGACGCAGGGCTACACGGCCGGACGCGGCGATGCCTGAAACCGCCTACGAGCGGATCATCTCCGCCCTGCGACAACACGGCAGCAAAGTCATCGAACGCGGCGACCGCAGAGCCGAAGCCCAATGCCCCGCCCACGACGACGGGAACCCGTCCCTGGGCGTCCGCGGCATCGAAGGGCAAGCACTGATCTACTGCCAGGGCGGCTGCGACCACCGCGACGTCCTGGCCTGCCTCGACATGACCCCCGCGGACATGTACGACGAGCGGTCAGCCGAATACCGGTACGACGACGGACGCACCGTACGCCGGTTCTACGACGAAACCGGGAAGAAACGCTTCGCGCAAACCGGCGCCGGGGAAACAAGCACCCTGTTCCACCTCGCCGCCCTCAACGAGGCAGCCCTAGACCGGTACGTGTTCCTGGTCGAAGGGGAAAAAGACGTCCTCGCCCTCGAGTCCGCCGGCGGGATCGCCACCACCGCACCACAAGGCTCCGGATCGTTCCACAAAGCCGACGTGACACCGCTGGCAAGCCGGTGGGTGACCGTCGTCGTCGACCGTGACCCGGCCGGAGACAAATGGGCCTCCCAGGTCGCAGACAAACTCGACGGGGTCGCCCGCCGCTACCGGTTCGTCCAATCAGCCGCGGGGAAAGACGCAGCCGACCACGTCGCAGCAGGCTACGGACTGACCGATTTCGTTCAGTATGAGCTACCCGACGACGCAGCCGAACAACCCGACCGGTCGGCGTTCGCACAAACCATCATGCGCCGCTCCCACCTGGGGAACCTACCCAAGGTGGAACCACTGATCGAAGGCGTCCTGTCGCTGCGCAGCACCATCATCCTGCTAGGCCCGTCCGGGGCCGGGAAAACGTTCGTGTCGCTGGCGTGGGCGTGCGCGGTCGGCACCGGAACCGCCTGGCTCGGCCACGCCGTCACCCGCGCCGGTGCCCTGTACGTCGTCGGGGAGGGCGCCTCCGGCCTCCACGACCGGATCACCGCCTACGAACAGGCGTGGAAGGCCCCGGTAAGCGACGACGACGTCATGTTCTCCATCCGCCCCGACACCCTGTCCTCCGCGGCGACCTGGCGGGAAATGGCCGATGAGGCACGCGACCTACGCCGCAGGGTCGTGTTCCTGGACACGTTCTCGTCGCTGGCCCCGGACGCCGACGAGACGAAAGACGCAGCGATCCTGACCCGGCGTATGGCGAACCTGTCCGCGGCGATCGACGGAACCGTGGTGTTGGTCCACCATCCCGGCTGGGGCGACGCGACCAGGGCCCGCGGCGGTAGCCAGCTCGAGGCGAACGTTGATGAGGTTCTTGTACTGCACGGTGACCGCAACGACCCGAAGATTGCCCTCGAGGTGAAGAAACGCAAGGAGGGCTACGCCGGCGCGAAGACTTGGCTTCGGCGTAACGCCGCCTACGGGTCGGTTGTCATCGAGCGGCTACCGGAAGCCGAGTGGCTCAAGGACATCGGGAACCGCGCCGCCGAGGTTCTCCGCGAGGTCCACGGTGATGATCCGGTGTCGATGTCCACGATGAACGAGACCCTCCGGACGAAGATGAAAATCGAGAAGACCCAGGCGACGGAACGTATCACCGAACTCCGCAAAGCGGGCATGGTGAAGCTCGCTGTGAAGGGCGGAGGCAAGGACGGGAAGTACAACGCAAAGTATGTGATCAGTGTCGGAGAGTAGAAAAAGATGGTCGGCTGGAGGACCCGACCAACTTGGTCGGCGAGACGCCGACCAACTACCCGACCAACTCAACAGAACACCAGGTCAGACAAGGTTTTAGACCGACCGACTATTACCGACTGAGATAGTCGGTCGGTCGCCCCTCTCTTTAGAGAGGGGAGAGGGGCGACCAACTACAGACGAGACCAACTTAAGTGCAGTAGGTCACACCCCTGGGGGAGCCAAGGAAAGGCGGCACTTATGACCAGACACACCCCCCGCGGAACAACACCCCCCACCTACAACAGAGGCACCGCCTGGCGCACCACACCCCTACCCGCAGACTGGCCCACCACCCGCACACGCATCCTCGCCCGCGACCCACGCTGCCGAATACGCTCACACTGCTGGGGCGCACCGTCCATCGACGTCGACCACATCGACAACCCCACCGACCACACCGACACCAACCTGCGAGGCGCATGCGAACGCTGCCACGACGCACGCTCGGCAGGGCAAGGCGCAGAGGCAGCCAAGGCAGCACGGGCACACAAGGTGGGCCGCACCCCTAAAAGTCACCCAGGGTTACGGAGTGACAGAGGGTGACCGGGGGTGGGGGGTACCCGGGGGGCGGGGGGAGGTTTTTG